GTGATATTCCACCTATAGAACTAAAGTCGTAATCATCGTACCCATTTAAAACTATGAATGGTATATTAGTGTCAGCATCCCATTGCATTTCTACAGCATCTGCATTATCAGTTACCTGAACATTAAAGTAAACTTTGTTTAAAGATAGATGTGTACATGCTTTGCCATTATTTTTAGCAAGGGCTGATACATCTATACTTAAGTTTTGTGCGCCTGCACCATCTGTTGCAGTTATTACGTATTGATTTAATAGTTTTCTAGCACCATCTAAGTATGTTACTAAAGCCATGTTATATTCTCCTTTTTAAGGGTGGGGTCATTACACCCCACCACCGAGTTAATAGTTAATCTTATTCGGAATCTTTACCGTTGTCAGCAATTGAGTATGTAAAAACACCTGTGCAAGTTCCACCAGTAGCAGCAGATGATCCTTGGTTAGCTGTAACAGTAACTGGACCTCCTGATGTTCCTGCTGATGTAACTAAAGCACCACTAGCTCCCACTAGTGTACCCTTTAGATCTGCATCAACTTCGTTGAAAAATCCATCAGGGTCAACCGCAGTTCCGATGTCAACAGTTGGGTTTGTACCGCCTGTTGCTCCACCGAGACCTAAATAAGAAATAGGAATTGCTCCTCCTGGTAAAACAAAAGTTTCACCAGCTGTTGCTGATTCTCCGATTCTTACTGCAACTGCTCCCGCACCCACAGGGTTGAATGAAATTATTTCAGACATGACTACAACACCTGGTGTTGCTTTGCCTTTGCCTGCTCCGCCGTTTGATCTAACGACTCCTTGAAATGTAGTTTTTGCCATTGTTTATTCCTCTCGTAATCTAGCTTTGCTAGTCAATGTTAATAGTTGGAAGGGGGCACTAAGCCCCCAACCTATAAGTTTATTAGGCTCCTTGGTTACCGTAGACAGCTCTCCAGTCAGAGAATCCAAATGAATATCTCTCTCTGGCTTTGTATCTTACGTTACCTGTTTCAAAGTCACCTTCCATTTTAGTTGTTAATGCAGATCTATTGAACATCTTTGTTCCGTTAGGACAGTCAGTTCTAATAAAGAAAGCATCGGTATCATTAAACCTGTGGTTAATAAAGTAACCACCTGGTAACATACCCATGTTGTTAATTGCATTAATATCATTGTCAGCAGTACCGACTCTGTTAGGAGACTTCATAAGTCTCTCAGCGACAAATACTAACTGCCTTGGAATGTGCAGTGTTTTACCAGTAATTGCAGCTGGCACGCCTTTGTCATCTGTAAATCCAGCAATGTCAATCAATGCTGTTTCTAAAGATGTCTCAGACAAGTCAGCGTAAGTTGCTGGTCTGTTGGACCCAGTGCTACCGTTTTGTAATGGGTGTGCATTAGATACTAATGATTGTCCATCACCGCCTGTGAAGTTTCCGTCAAAGGCATTGTTATAAACGTTAGACGCTGTTAATTGCTTTGCAGAAGCCATTGCTCTTGCTAAAGCTTTGGTTAGTCTGGTTGACAACTTATCATATAAGTTATCTTCCATAGCTTCCTCAGTTAATGAGAATGCTAATGCAACTGTTTTGTGAGTGTATCGTGATACATATCCTTCGCCTGTTTCAGCGTAAGATACTGGTGCACCTTCGAATTTCTCACCTGCATTACCAAAGCCTGGGAAGAGTACTTCTTCTTCAAATGCTCTGTTTGATGTTTCCTCATCGAACAAGACAGTATGCTCATTTTCGTATCTGTTGTATTCAGTACCAAAAATCGCATTAAGACCTGGCTCAAGTTCTTTAAGGATTTGTGCTCTAGTTATAGCCATAATTTATCCTCCTATATACCTGCTACGCCAGTTCCACCATTGCCGAACTGATGAGTATTAATTTTCACCAAAACATCCATAGTGGTTCCTGCAGCTGTAAAAGTATCATCTGCTGCTGCACTACCAATAATAGCTAGTGGGAAACCTGCGTTTCCTGTAGCGGCTGTTGATGAGTCAGCAACAAGACCTGATTTATGTGTGATTGCAGAGCCTGTTGGACTCGCAACGATCTGACAGTTATTACCTACTTTTGATGCATCAATTGCTGTTGCAGCTTGATCCGCTTGAATCTTAAAGACTACATCGGGATCATCATATACGTAACACTTGTACTTCTCTTTGGCTACAGTGCCGTTAGGAATACTTCTAACAAACTTAACTTCACCAGTTGAGTTGTCTTGATATTCCGCACCCCAGAAAACACCTACGACTGCGCCTGGACTTGCTGCTCCCATATCTGTTACGATATTACCTGAGCTTAGAGTCACGAGATCACCTTCGAAGAATGCTGTTGGGGCAGTAGTGGCGATTCTATAACCGTTTGAACCGACAAAGTTATTAGTTCTAACAACTCCGCCTTTCGCATGTTTAACTGGACTTAATCCAAAACCTGCCATGTTTACCTCCGTTATTAATTAGCAAAGTGGAGGTACATATTAGTCCTCAAACTTTGCTTGTTTTCCCCCGCCTACAGAGACTGAGGATTGTTCATCTTGGCTTATAGGTGCAACAGCGCTATTGTTTTTCTGCAACTCAGAGTTGACAGCTCCCTCTGCAGCTTTGGTCTTGTCAGCAAAGAACTCGTTTCTTTGATCCGCGATCTCTTGATCGACTTTCATAAGAATCAAATCCCCTGATCTAACAGTGCCCGCATGTTTACCTGTGTCTAAAACATCCGATTGCCAGTCAACGCCAAGTTCTTCTGGTTTAACTGGTTCGTATCCTTGACGACTTCTTTCATGAACATTACCTGCGTGGCTTTCACCCAGGAGTTCATTTCGAACCCATCTATAATGTACACCATCTGGAGCCTTTGGAGTTTCCAATCGGTTAGGTGGTGCCCATGTTTTTTTGCGAGTACCCGATGCTCGCGTCTTTCGAGTTGTCTTAGTAGCCTGTGTCATTCATCTACTCCTTATCCCGCAGTTTGATCTCTGCGCATTTTTTGTTTCGCGTAGTCTTGTAAAGATACTCCTAATTTATTAGCAGTCTCTACTTCTGATTTAGTCAATGTGACTTTCTGTTTGCCACTTGGAGAGGTACGCGTTCCTCCCGCAACTACTTGCACTTTCTTCGCTGCTTTATCTGCTTTAAATTTTTCAGGAAACTCTGTTCTGATTCTAGCATCTAGTTCACTATAGTATTCATCAGGGTCAGCATCAGGATATACTCCTTCTTCTATCAACTCCTTATGTATTACCATAGCAGCTTGTGTCATAATCTTTGTGCTCTGGTCATTACCACCAAACCACGAGTTTCTTTTTTGCCATTGAACAGCTCTTCTGTCTGGAACAGGAGATTTACTCTGAGGCTTTTCAGCAGTTTCTTCAGCAGAAACTTTTTTAGTTGTGGAAGTTTTACCAGCTCTTTGTTCGTATTGCTTTACAATTAAGGCTTCAGCTTTAATAGAAGCCAGTTTATCTGTTGCTTCTATTTCTTTATCTACATCGCCTTGTGATTTAGCATCCTTTAAAGTAGCTAGTACTTCTCTTTCTTGAGCTTGTAATCTATTACCATATTGCTTTACAGCTTCTAGTTCAGATTCAGCAGTTCTACCAGCTAGCGCTTCACGCTCTTGTTGAAACTTCTGTTTTTCTGTTTCAAGCGCTTCAAGCTTTTCTTGTAGTTCTTTACGCTGTTTTACTAAACGCTTTATGCGTTTCTCAGCTCTTTTGCCATATACTTTTTTATCATCAGATTCTTCAGCTTCGTCAGACTCACTAGATGTTTCTTCCTCTACAGGTTCATCATCTATTTCTTCATCTTCAGTTTCTGGAGTTTCTGGTTCTGGAGCTGGCTGCTCTTCAGGTTGGCTTTCTGGTTGCCCCCCTTCATCTATCTCAATCTCAAGATCTTCTTCCTCTTGATTAAGTTCTTCTTGTTTTGGGTCTTCTATCATTTATACCTCCGTCAGTTGCGAACTGCGTTTATACGCTGTGATCAATATAATACCACATTTAGTAGTAATATTGCAAGGGGTTATCTATGTTTTATTTTATCTGGCTCTGGTACTATAGCTACGACTTCATCATCATTTATAATAGAATAGTCTTCATTTTCATATTTAAATTTAAGTCCTACATACTTTCCAGTTAATACATAATCCCCTACTTTACACCATGTAGTTGCTGATTTGTCCATGTCTTTATAACATTCTGAACCCATAGCAACAACTTTAGAAACCACACAAGCAAACTTAGCTAGCTCCCTTGTTTGATCTGATAAAAGTATACCACCCGATGTCATAGCTGATGGTTCCCACGGTTTTAGTAACATTCTATACCCTTGTGGTTTTGGTAGTTTATTCATCTGTTCCTCCTGCAATATCTTTGTATAATTTTCTATACTCAGTTTCTAGTCTATCAGACATATCATTTAATGTCTG